ACAGGCAAAGAAGAACCCTGGCGCACCTTACTATGTGTTTGCTTCTCATTCTGAAAACGCAAAGAAAGACCCATTACCATATGCAAAGAAAGTTGCATATATGAAAAAGATGTTCCCAAAACATTCACGGAACATTGTTGTAGATAAAGCAAGAAATGTGTTTGAGATTGCAGTCTCACTACACAACAAAGGACACAAATCAATCGTAATGGTTGTTGGTTCAGATAGAGTTGCAGAGTTCGATTCTCTATTGAACAAGTATAATGGTGTTGAAGCAAGACATGGATATTATGGTTTTGACAACATCGAAGTAGTCTCTGCTGGTGAGCGTGACCCAGATGCAGAAGGTGTTACTGGAATGTCTGCATCTAAGATGAGAGCAGCTGCTTCTACAAATGATTTTGACCAATTCAAACTTGGACTTCCAAAAGGTTTTAATCAAGGAATGTCACTATTTAAAGATGTTCGTAAGTTTATGGGCATTCGTGAATCATTCAACGGTTTAAACTACGTTATGACTGAAGAAGATGTTATTCGTGATATGTATGTTCGTGGAGAAGTTTTAAACATTGGTGAAGAAGTTACAGATACATATACTGGTGTAACTGGTAAAATTATTCGTAGAGGCACTAACTATCTAACCTTTGCAGAGGAAGATGGAACAACCCATAAGAAGTGGTTGTATGAAATTCAACTTGCAGAAGATTGTTGGGCTGGTTATAAACAAGTTGGTATGAAAAAGAAAAATGGCAAAGACGTACCAAATTGCGTACCAGTTGATGAGAAACAAGACAAAGATATTAAAGACAAGAAGGGTACTCAACCTGCTAAGTATTTTGCAAAAGATGCTGAGGGTGATGAGATGGCAAAGTCTACTAAAGACAAAAGAGATGCACATTTCAGAAAACAGGCCGCAAAGGATGACGATGATCCTAATGCATATAAACCTGCCCCTGGCGATGCAACTGCAAAGACTAAACCATCAAAGTATACAAACAAGATGAAGAAGTTGTTCCCAGATTTATATAAAGAGAGTGCAACAAAGTCATTACAGAAAAAGGCAGATGCTTCTGGTATTTCACTAGGCATTCTGAAGAAGGTTTTTGATAGAGGTGTTGCAGCATGGAAGGGTGGACATCGCCCAGGCACAACTGCTGTTCAATGGGGTCATGCAAGAGTAAACTCATTTATTTCTGGCGGTAAGACAAGAACTACTGCCGATGCAGACTTGTGGAAACAACACAAGGGCAAGTCTGAAGATGTGGAAGAGGCATTTAAAAAAGACAAGAAACTTTCAAATCTAAAAGTTGCAACAGGCAAGAGTGCTGTGTTGGCAAAAGACAGACTAAAAAATATGAATAAAACCCCAAAGACGAGAGTTGCAGCTGAAACTGATATCGAAGAAGATCCTCGTGAAATTGGTACAGATGCATATAGAGAAGTGAGACAACAAATGACGCCAGGACAGGAAGTAAAGAAGTTCTCGTTCAAGGAACATCTGAACTGTGGAACAACAGATTGTTGTAATGAATGTGAGACTTCAAGTCTAATTGAGTCTAACGTATATCGTGTAGGGTCTGAAAAGTATTTTGAGTTTTTCCAAGAGAAGAGAGATGCCTATAATATTGGTGTCTACAATCCAGTAGGTTTTGATAAAGAACTGATGGAAGGTGATCTTGGAAAGTATGATATGTATCAAGGGGAACACGTTCCACTGGACTGCCCTATGATGGTTGAAGAAAAAGATGTAGAACTAAACAAACCAAAAGTTGGTGGGCCAAAGAAGTACTATGTGTACGTCAAAGATCCATCAACAGGTAATGTCAAAAAAGTCACATTCGGCGATACAACTGGACTGAAAGTCAAGTTGAATGACAAGGAAGCAAGAAAGAGTTTTGCTGCTCGTCACGATTGTGAAAATCAAAAGGACAAAACCAAGGCTGGATATTGGAGTTGTAATCTTCCAAGGTATGCCAAACAACTTGGTTTGAGTGGTGGTGGCAATTTCTTCTGGTAAACCATACACCCAATCTTATGATAATGATATGATTATCAGAAGGTTTGATGAGGAAGTTGACAGTAGTGAACTGGTATGGCATAGAGATAAACATACTAGAGAAGTCACTGTTTTAGAAGGAACTGGTTGGCAGTTACAACTTGATAACAAGATACCAGTGGAACTAGAACGAGGTAAAATATACGTTATTCCAGAGATGGAGTATCACAGATTAATAAAAGGAACAGGGAAACTTGTTGTAAAAATATGGGAAGAAAAAAATGACTAGATATAGCTCAACTATAACAGAGGCCCTGCAAGAGATTCGTGAGGGGTTCTCTTCAAAACAAATTAAAATGGCAATTGGTATTGCATCAGATAAAAGATATGCTGGTGGTAATATGACAGGTGCTGTTAATGCAATTGAAAAGATTAAAAAGGGATTGTCTGATCATCCACAGGTTGCAGCAGTTCTAAAAAGACAGAATGAAGATATTCAAGAAGATGGACATACAGATGTTGCGTCTGCGAAGAATCAAGTTAAGGTTGCCATGACTGCATTGCAGAAAATGGAAATGGAACTTGGTAAACTGAATGATGAAGATTCACTACCCTCATGGTGGACAAATAAAGTTGCAATCGCAGTTGATAAAATTGATGGTATGGCAGATTACCTTGATACACAAGTAGAAGGTGTAGAACCTATTCAATGGCCTTCCCAACCACTAGAAGAAAGTGTGACGATTGATGAACTTAAAATGGATGATCCAAAACTGAACAGGGTTTTTGATAAACTAAAAAGAGGCGATACCGTTAAACTAAAAACTAGTTCCACAATCAGTAAAGGCACAGACTTTGTTGATTATGTTGTGAAATCAAAAAACACGGTAAACAAGGGTAGAGTAGAAAAGGTTACTCTTGTTACTAAAGGTAATGAGAAGGCAGTCAAGAAGTTCCTATACAAGAGAGATGGTAAAGTAACATTCGCTATCGGTGATATGGGTGCATCTATTGATGATATCAAAGAAGCCGCACATGAACTTGCAGAGAAATTAAAAGTCTCTGATGGTTTGGGTGCATGGATTACAGATTTCCAAAAATCAGACGCACCACAGTTTGCTGGTAAATCTGACGAAGATAGACAGAAAATGGCAATCGCTGCATTCACAGATGCTGGTGGTAAACTAGATGAGATGGCATATAAGCCTGGTTCATTCAAAGATATTCGTCCACAAGAAAAGGCCGCAAAGGCATTGGACGCACTTATCAAATCTGGTGGACTAGACAAGAGTGATTTCCAAAAGGCAAGAGCAATGTATGTTCAGGCATCTGATATGCAGTCAAGAAAGAAACTTAAAGACTTTATCAGTAATCTAGATACAGAACCATTGGAAGCAATCTTGGATATTATTGGTAGAAATGATCCAGATACTTTCCAAAAAATGTATCCAAACTCAAAGCCTGGCGAGTATCTATCTACAATTGCATACAAACATAGAAATGCAAAGAATGAAGAAACTGAACTGGACGAAAAAGCACCAAAGATGACATATGCTCTTGTTGGAACAGATATGAAAATCTATTCAATGGGCAGTGATGAGAGAGATTTGAGGTTGGATCGCAAAAGTCTTGAAAAGAGATTCAAAGATGTTGCACCACTAAAAATGGCAAGACTTAAAACTGCACAAAGTATTGGTGACAAAGTAGATAAGTCTCAACTCAAAGAAGAAGAAGAACCAAATAAACCAGATTCTGCCAAAGCGGTAGATCAAATGCGAGATGACAAGAAGAAAACTCGTATTGCACAGTTGCAGTTGCAAATCGCAAAGGCAAGTGAAATGATTAACAAACTAAACTCACAGGAGAAACCAGATGCCTAAGTATCTAAAAACCAAAGAAGGTAGTCTTGAAAGTGCAGTACTGGAGGCGGTATCTCCAGCACAACAGGCTGCAATCGCAATTTCTAAAAAAGAAAAGGGTGAGAAACCTAAAAATGAAGAAAAAGTAGAATGTCCTAAATGTAAAGGTGAAGGATGTGACCATTGTGATGGTAAAGGTTATCACACAACTGAAGAACTTACTGCAAAGCAGAAGAAGATCGACATGAACAAGGATGGCAAAATTACTGGTGACGATCTTGCAAAACTAAGAGCAAAGGGCGCCAAGAAAGAAGAAGTGAAAGAAGAACTTTCCCTTGCAGAACTTGCCGCAAAACATATTGCTGATATGTGGAAAGAGGCATCTAAATCTCCTAAGAAGGAAGAAGAAGATCCTAAGAAAAAAGAATCCAAAACTACTATGACTGGCAAACCAATGTCTGGTGTCGAAATTAATCCAAAGTCAAAAGAGGACTAATACATGAAACATCTTGTGGAACTCACAAAAATAGAAGAAGCAGAGCTTCCACAGATTTACTGTGACATGGACATGGTATTATGTGATTTTATCGGCGGTTATCAGAAAATGACTGGCAAAGATTTTGCCACTACTGATAAAGATGAACGCTGGGAAGAAATAAAGTCAAAGAAAGATTTCTGGGCAACACTTGATTGGATGCCTGGAGCTGAGAGAATGTGGAAACTAATTAATAAATATAATGCAAATATTTTATCTGCATACTCAAATAGAGATGCAAACAGTAGGCCAGGAAAGAAAAAGTGGTTATCACGATTTGCTAAACCTACTGGTAGAATTCATCTTGTTGTGAGAGCAGATAAACAGAAATATGCCACAACCAATGGTAAACCTAACATCTTGATTGATGATTATATCAAAAATATCAAGGAGTGGGAAACCAAGGGTGGTATTGGGATTCATCATCTGAGTCCAACACAAACCATCGCTCAATTGAAGAGATATGGATTTAGATAAATAGAAGAGAAATCTTTAATTAAGGAGAAAGACTATGGCTCTATGGGGCGTTTCAACAACAGATGAGTCCAAACCAAAGTGGCTCACTGCTGAACAAAAGAAGACCGTTTTCGCAACGGACAGAGGTTGGGTTCAACTGAATGGCAAAGGACTTGAAGAAGTTATTTGTGCAATCGGTGGACTTGCCGGTACAAGTGCTATTACTGGTATTGGTGCTGCTACAATCACTTCAATGGACTTTGTAACTACATCGTTCAGTGAGGCTGATGGTGGTAACATTGATATTCGTGTAATTTTTAACGAGAGAGTAACAGTAGATACTTCTGGTGGTACACCAACTATTACTGTAACAAACGATCAGGCTGGTTCTGGAACTGATGCAACATTCACTGCTGCATATCAGGCTGGTTCATCAACCAACCGTTTGACATTCAGAAAAACATATGCTGCTGCCAATGGCGGTGTTGCAGAGGATGACGTACTTTCAGTTGCTGCACAAAACTTGGCACTGAACTCTGGTACAATTGTTGACCAAGCAGACGGTACAACTGCTGTAGCAGTTGCAATTAGTGCTGACGCAGCTGCCGCTGCTGGCACACTTACAGCATCTGCATAAGTAGTATTAACGGAGTAAATTATGTCTAAGAATGAACGGACACTTAGTGTCGGTGATATTGAAAAAAAGAAAACGGAACTGGAATCTGACTTGGAGAAAATCCAAAGTCAGATCCAGAACCTTGATAAAATGAGAGTGCAGTTAACAGCACAGGGTAATGCCATTAATGGTGCAATCCAACAATGCAATTTGTTTCTGCAACAACTTGAGGCGAGTTCCGCCAGTAGCATCCCCTCGCAAGACGATAACCCAGCATTAAAAGCTGTGTTGAGTTGAGGGTTTTAACAATTAGGAGAAATAAAAATGGCTGATAAGAAAATTACAGCACTTACGGATTTGGGTAGTGCGATTGCATCTGAAGATTTACTTCATGTGATTGATGATCCAAGTGGAAACCCTCAACTCAACACAGCTTTTAATGCTGGGTTATCGTCTTGCGAGGGGATGCTACTGGC